GCTAACCGAAATCAAATGTTAGGGGTATGGGGGTCAAATCCCTCGAACCCAAGCGCATCTGAGACCGCTCCCTGGGCACATTTTTATGCCTGCAATTCAAACTTTCATGCCTAAGCCTCGAAAACCAACCGAACTCTTAGCCATATCAGGCGCTATCGCCACAAATCCCGCTAGATATGCCTCGCGCATGATGGAACCAACGACCTCCGAAGCTATTGGAGAGTCCCCCAAAGCCTTCCCCAAAGCAAAGAAGGCCATCTGGGATGAGATTGTTTCCCTCGTCGCCCCCGGCGTCCTCCAAAGCTCAGACAGGATCATCGTAGAAGTCATCTGCCATCTGGTTTACGACCTTCGTACCGGACAGAGCAGTGTCGCCTCCATCGCACAGCTACGCATGGCCCTCGCATCCCTCGGGATGACCCCAGCCGACCGCTCCCGCGTGTCAGCCGCCCCACAAGAACCCCTGAATGACCCCCTCGCCTTCCTCAATTAGCTATACCGACAGAGCCAAACGCTATTGCCAGCTAATCATCGACAGAACTTATCCGGCCTCAAGGTTCACTGTATCCGCCTGTAAGCGATTCTTAGACGACCTAGACCGCACCGATTGGCGTTGGACATACGACGAGGCCAAGGCTCATAAGGTCTGCCAGTTCATCGAACTGTGTCCGCATGAGAAGGGAAGCAAGCAAGGTCAATCCATCCAGCTAGAAGACTTTCAATGCTGGATCGTATGCAACATCTTTGGCTTCATCGACCGCAGTACCCGGTTGCGTCGATTCCGCGAAGCCGTCCTAATGATCCCCCGTAAGAACGGAAAGTCACCACTAGCAGCAGCTATATCGCTCTATATGGCCTTCTTCGACGGCGAGAAGGGCGCTGAGGTCTATTGCGGCGCTCTCACCGAACAGCAAGCCCTCGAAGTGTTCCGCCCAGCAAAGGCAATGCTCGAAGGTATGCCTGCCCTATGCCAGAAGTACGGCATAGAGATAAACGCTAAAAGCCTCGTGCAAGCGTCTACGCGCTCTCGCATGATGCCCGTAATTGGCACAGGCCGAGACGGTTCCATGCCTCACCTATTCGTCGGTGACGAAGCCCACCAATGGCTGAATGCCAGCCTGTACGATGCTCAATCTACCGGCATGGTCGGACGGTCCCAACCCCTAAAGCTCATCATCTCTACTGCGGGCGACACCATAGAAGGCCCGTGTCATGCCAAGCAGCGAGAAGTGGAACAGTTGCTCGACGGCACGGCTCCAAATGAACGCCTATTCGGTGTGATTTATACCGCCGATATTGAAATCCCCTGGACCTCACACGCTGCGCTCTTGTCTGCCAATCCCAACATTGGCGTATCGGTGTCTGAAGAGTCGTTAGTCGAATCTCAGCAAGAAGCCATCCGCAACTCTGCCAAGCAGGGAACATTTCGTTGTAAGCATTTGAATCATTGGATTACAGCCTCATCCGCCTGGATGAACATGGAGTATTTCCGTGCATGTGCCGACAAGTCTCTATCCCTAGAAGACTTCACAGATGACCCCTGCATCCTGTCTTCTGACCTCGCCAGCAAGATCGATCTATCGGTCACATGCAAACTGTTCAGGCGGGATAAGGAAAACAAACCTCATTATTACGCCTTCATTCGTTGCTATGTACCCGAAGCGCAAGTCAACAATCCAGCCAATCAGCACTATCAAAAGTGGGTTGCCGGTGGGTTCCTGACTTCCACTGAAGGCAGCAGCATTGATTACGCCACCGTCGAAGCCGACACCATCGCTGACATCGAAAAGTATCAGGTTGAATGTCTCGCATACGACGAGCGTTATGCCGATCAGTATTCCCAACGTGTCTCAACAGCAACCGGTATAGACCGGGTTGTCATCGCTCCATCACCTCGCCAGCTGTCCCCGGCGATGAAGGAACTGGAATCCGCCGTCTATGACGGACGTTTCCATTACGACGCGAACCCAATTCTCGAATGGGCTATGGGCAATGTCCTCACCCAAGAGACCGTCGCCGGCAATCTGACCATGCCTGACAAACCATCCCCCGAACGCAAGATAGACCCTGCCGTTGCCGTCTTCCTGGCTATGAGTCGAGCCATGCTCGGACCGCCTGAACAGACTGCCTCATTCGGCATCGAGGTCTGGTAAACCCTTTTGGAAATCTTCTCTTCAATACGTGCCCTTGTCTCGAACAAGGGCGATGACCTCACACGTCTGGAACTCCGCACCCAGCCCACGTTGAACACACCATCTGTCCCTCTAGGCGGTGTCGGTTTCGAGTGGGCCTATGAGATGAGCGGTTCTAATGCCACCTCATCCGGGGAGGCTATCAACAACGAAACTGCTATGCGGATTGTTACGGTCTATGCGTGCATCCGTGTTCTGTCTCAGGCCATTGCCTCCCTCCCGCTGTCGATCTTCGAGCGGATCAAAGAGGGAAGCAAGGAAGCTGATAACCACCCCCTCTATTACCTGCTATCTACCGAGCCGAACACAGAGATGTCCCGGCAGCGCCTCTGGTCAACCGTCATGGTTGGTTTATTGCTGACCGGTAATGCCTACCTTCGAATCGTCCGAAATCAGATGGGACAGGTAAGCGAACTGTATCCGCTACTGCCGACTATCACCGAACCTTACAGATTGTCGGATGGCACCCTCGCATATCGCACTCAGCAAGGTCAGAGCGCGGGCGTGTGGAAGACGCTCAATGCTAACGATGTCTGTCATTTCGCCCTCCTCTCCCTAGACGGCATCAAGGGTATGTCTCCAATCCAGCAAGCGCGTGAGGCTTTAGGGCTTTCTCGTGCAGCTGAAAAGGCTGGCGCAAAGCTATTCGGTAATGGTGGCAGACCCGGTGGCATCCTGACTGCTCCGATCGATCTAAAGCCGGAGCAGAAAGAACAAGCTAAGAAGTCATGGGATATGTCTCATGGCGGCTCCAATCAAGGCGGAACGGCTGTTCTGTCCGGTGACTGGAAGTACGAGCCTCTGGCGCTATCACCACAAGACTCACAGTTCATCCAGACGCGAGCCATGCAACGCACCGAGATATGTGCTTTGTACGGAGTCCCGCCCAATATGGCCGGTGACACTACGCGCCTCTCGAATAACTCAAGTGAGAACGAGTCGCTGAACTTTGTGAAGAACACGCTTCGGCCACTGATCGACATTCTCGAATCCGAGATGAATCGCAAGCTCATCAACCGCACTGGCCGCAAGGCTAACGCTTATCAGATCGAATTCGACACCACGGACATAGAACGCGGCGACTTCGCCAGCACTATGACAGGCTATGCGACCGGTAAACAGTGGGGTTTCTACAGCACCAACGATATCCGCCGCAAGTTGGGCGAGAACACGATTGATGACCCCGAAGCAGACGTTTACCTCTACCCGACAAATATGGGCAATGCCGATCAATTGATTGCTCAAAAGGGCCTTGAACCCATAACGCAACAGCCCGAAACAACCCTTAATACACCTTCACAGGACGATAACGATGACAGAACAGAGCAACAATAATCGCGAATATCGCTTCGCCGGTAAACGCGAGATTCGTGTTGCTACTGGTGATGACGGAACCAACACCGTCTCAGGTTATGCGATCCTCTACAACGCACTATCATGCGATCTAGGCGGCTTCAAGGAAACCATTGCACCCGGTGCGCTCACAAGAACATTAGTTGAGTGTCCAGATGTGCTATGCCTTCGTGACCATGAATCTTCACTTCTATTAGGCCGCACTACCAGCGGAACGTTGACCCTCACCGAAGACAACATAGGATTGCAGTTCGTTTGCCAGCTACCCAACACCTCAGCTGCGAACGATCTTGCGGAATCTCTCAGGCGCGGTGACATCGATACGTGTTCGTTTGGCTTCTCTTGTGTCAATGACACATGGACCCAGGACGCTGAAGGAAATGTCATTCGTTGCCTATTAGACATTGACCTATTTGAAGTCTCTGTTGTGTCCTTCCCGGCTTATGCAGATACGTCAGCTGCGCTGCGAGCCGCACCAGTAGAGGTTCGATCCCAGATCGAGAACCGAAATGTACCAATCCCCCCTGTTGTAGAAATCTGCACCACAAATGCTGACCATCGGCAACGATTGACCCTCCGTCACCGTTTTCTAGCGATGCCCAGCTAACCCCGCCTTACAAAATCCCAAAACAAAAACACCTCCCGAACAGGGGGGCAGGAACCACTATGTCTATTTCATTGCTCCAAGAAAAGCGTAACAAGCTGATGGCCGACTCTGGCGTCATCCTTGCCGACGAAGCCTCAACACCCGAACAGCTTGCATCAGCTGACACCATGATGACTGAGGCTACCGGCCTCGAAAAGCGTATCGCATCTCTCAAGTCCATCGAGGCCCACGAAAGAGAACAGCGCGAGTTTGTCCCCGCTGAACGCCCCACTGCCAACCAGTCCGCTGATGAACAGCGTACTCGTACCGCTGCCGCTCTCCGCTCTTTCATGCAGACAAGCCGCGTTGCCTCTGAGTATCGCGATGTACTAACAACTTCCTCGTCTGGCGCGGCTGTCATCCCTCAGTTATTCAATCCTGAGTTGGTCACGGCTATGAGGGAGTTCGCTCCTATTCTGTCCATCGTGGACAATCGTGTTACCAACAACAACGGTGCGCCTCAGAAGATGTCTCTGGTCAACTACACCAGCACTGTCCTTCCATTGGTCACTGAAGGTACTGCTTTCCCTGAGATTGACCCTGCTTTCACCAGCACCATCGTGTCTGTTGACAAGCTCGGCGGCATCGTCAAGCTCTCTGCTGAGGAACTATCTGACTCCGCGTTCGATCTTCCCGGCTGGCTAAAACAACAGTGGTCAAACGTGATGGGTGTTTCTCTTGAACACTACGTCACCCTTGGGAACTCCTCAAACATCGCTGGCCTAATCGCTTCCGCTGGCGCTGGTGCTGAGACCATTACCGCCGCAACTGTTGGCTATCCAGACATCGCTGCTCTATATGGTTCTGTAACTGCTGCCTATGCACGTAACGGTTCTTGGCAGATGAGCACCGCAACCCGGGCCTATCTGATGGGCCTAACAGCGACAACCGGCACACCAATCTTCGATGCCAACCCCGCTGGAAATCCCTTCACGACAATCTTTGGTCGTCCTGTAGTCATCAACGATTCACTACCTGCAATCGCGACCGGCAACAAAGCAATCCTGTTCGGTGACTTCAAGTTAGGTTATCTCCTTCGTACTGACGGTGACCCAACCATCAAGCGTCTGGATGAGCGTTTCGCTGATACCGACGAAGTTGGCTTCATTATCCGCACTCGTGTGGGTGGTGTTTCTAAGAATGCCGGTATCTCACCATTCAACGCTCTGTTGATCCGATAACCACAACCCGAGAGGGGACAGGATTACACCTGTTCCCTCATGGGAAGACCACACATGAAAGTCCAGATCAAAATACCTATCGTTGGCCCCGGCCAGCTCCTCCTCCGCAATAAGGTCTATGACCTCAGCGAAAAACAGGCTAGGGAACTCATCTCTGTGCGCTACGCCACAGCGGTTGATGAACCTGCCATTGCAGCCCCTTCTACCCCCGCAAAACGTCGCGAGAAAGCGAGCGTCAAGCCCTCTGAAATTCGATAAGGAAGTCCCTTGCTCAATTATCAACTCATTACGCCACCCGCCGTTGAACCTGTAACGTTGGCCCAGGCAAAGGCACAACTAAGAGTTGACTTTGATGCGGATGACGACCTCATCTC